AACCCGTGTTATTAAATGAAACTTGTAATATCACAACAAGAACAAAACTATATAACCAAACGACTGACGAATATTATATCGTTTACCGATTCACTGAAGAACAAACATCTGAAGTGGGTAAATTTGAAGGGAAGGTAAACGTGTCGTTTGATAATGGTAATAAACTTATATTACCTGTTAAGGAAAAATTATACATCAATATTTTTTAATACTCTCTTTTTTTCTTATATTTATTATTGTAAACAAGGCAAACTGTGGTTTTCCACAAGCTAATACGTCACATTAAAAAAATATAAAACATGAAAGAGGTTATCTCTCAGGAAGTTATTGAAGGCTTCCTCAACGGTGGTGACGACGAAATGTATATCGTCGGAGTTGAATACGACTACCCAACCAACACAATCTACAAGATTATTCAAGACCCAATTGAGGGTAAAATTATTAAAACTGATACTTTTACTCCGTTTTTATGGGTAGGTGATTTAACAGGTTTAAATTTCTATAACAACTCAAAAGCCATGCAGAAAAAACGTATGGGTGAGTTCGGTATATTAATTGAGAAGTTAGATACACACGGCAACGAACGTTTAGAAAATGGTATGACCCATATTGTTAAGAGTATTAAATCTTATACGGATTTAGTATCGTTCTTTAGAATGGGTGGATTAAATCCATGGGATGAAAAAGTTAGACATAATTTTACAATCTTAAATCCTGTTGAACAATACCTTATACAAAAGAAAAAAAGATTATTTAAAGGTATTGAAGATTACGGTGGTGTGAATAGATTTGTATTTGATATTGAGACCACAGGTCTTGATCCTGAAACTTGTGTTATTATATTGATTGGGGTTAAAGATAATCGTGGTATGAATGAAACAATTCCCGCGTTTGGTGAAGACGGTGAAAAGAAATGTATAGAAAGATTTTTCAAGTATATTAAAGATTTAAAACCAACTATAGTTGCGGGTTATAACTCTGCATTTTTTGACTGGCCGTTTATATTAAAACGTGCGGAAATATTAGGTGTTGATGTTAGTAGTCTTACTCAAATCTTCACAACGCAAGGGATGAAAGAGAAGGAAGGGATGTTAAAACTTGCAAATGAAATTGAACCATATACACAACACGTTATATGGGGATTTAACATTATTGATATTGCACATTCCGTTAGACGTGCTCAAGCAATTAACTCTGAAATTAAATCGTGGGGGTTAAAATATATTACAACATATTTGGAGAAAGAAAAACCTAATCGTGTGTACGTTGATGGAGGAAAGATTTCAAAAATATATTTGGATAATGAAAGTTATTATGTGAATCCAAAGACAGGTGGGTATAAACAAATTGGTGAGCCAGGTACAGAAAATTTAACACAAAAATATCCAGGTAAGTTTGAAATATGGACAGGAAGAAAAATTGTAGAACAATATCTTGATGATGACTTGTATGAGACTATGATTGTAGATGATTCATTCTCTCAATCAACATTTTTACTTTCTAAATTGGTTCCTACCACGTATGAAAGAATAGCAACAATGGGAACCGCAACACTATGGAAAATTATCATGTTAGCATGGTCATACGAACACAACTTGGCAATTCCAGCTAAAGATGAGAAACGTGCATTTACAGGAGGTCTATCTCGTTTATTAAATGTGGGATACGCAAAGAACATTGTTAAGTTTGACTATTCGTCACTCTATCCATCTATTCAATTAGTTTATGACGTGTTTCCTGATTGTGATGTTATGGGTGTACAAAAATCAATGTTAAAATATTTCCGTAATATTCGTATTAAATATAAAAACTTAGCAGGTGAATTAAAGAATAGTGATCCAGTTATGTCAGAAGTATATGACCGTAAACAATTACCAATCAAGATTTTTATCAACGCATATTTCGGTAGTTTATCTGCACCACATGTATTCCCTTGGGGAGAAATGAATTCGGGTGAAACCATTACCTGTATTGGTCGTCAGTGTTTACGTATGATGATTATGTTCTACATGAAGAAGGGTTATAAACCTCTTGTAATGGATACGGATGGTGTAAACTTTGAAACACCTGAGAGTGCAAAAGATGCTGTGTATGTTGGTAAAGGATTGAATGAATTAGTTACTGAAGGAAAAGAATATGTAGGTATTGAAGCACATACCGCGGAGTTCAATGATATTTTTATGAGAGGTGAGATGGGATTAGATATTGACTATGTTGCACCAGCTTGTATTAATGTTTCTCGTAAAAACTATATTATTAAGATAATAAAGAAAGGAAAAGAGAAAATTAAATTAACGGGTAATACAATTAAATCTAAAAAATTACAAACATATATTGTTGAGTTCTTAGATGAAGGATTAAAATATTTGTTAAATGGTGATGGTCATTCGTTTGTAGAATTATATTATGATTATGTAACAAAGATTTATGAAAAAGAAATTCCGTTATCAAAGATTGCAAATAAAGCACGTGTTAAACAAAGTGTTAATGAATATAAAAAGTATGTAACTAAAACTACTAAAGCCGGTTCATTAATGTCACGTCAAGCACATATGGAATTAATTATGAGAAGTGATTATCCCGCAGGTTTAGGAGATACAATTTATTATGTTAATAATGGTTCTAAGAAATCATCAGGCGACGTACAGAAAATCACTAAACCAACAAAGAAACAACAAGAAGAATTCACCGAGAAAAATGGTCATCCGATGCCGAATGATTACATAGAAGTGAATTGTTATATGATTGATGAAAAGGAAATATTAAATAATCCCAATTTAAAAGGTGATTATAATGTTCCTCGTTATCTTAATAACTTTAACAAACGTGTTGAACCATTATTAGTTGTGTTTAATCCAGCAATTAGGGAAGATATATTAATTGAAGACCCGAAAGATAGACAATACTTTACTAAATCTCAATGTGATCTTGTTAATGGTTTTCCATTAAAAGAAGAAGGTCAAGATAAATTAGATGAGGTAATGACATTATCTGATAGTGAAGTAATATTTTGGAATAGAGTTGGACGTGACCCTTACTTTATGTATGTAGAAAATAGTTTAGAACTTGCTGACCAATATTGGGTGGAACATAATAGAAAAGTTGTTACACTTCAAGCTGAAAGTACTAAATCAAATGAAGAGGAGATAATTGAAACCAACGGTCACGATTACGCATTTCACGCAATAGAAAGTTAGATTACGTTAAATGGTGATGGCATCGCTCTAAACTTAAGAGCCTTATTTAGATTCTCCGCTTCGCCGGCTTTTCTTTCAAGAAGTTTGTCGGGGCGGAGTCTTTCTAATCTTTGCATTAATTCTTCCACTAATTTCATTTTTTCGTCTTTAGCTTCCGTAAGTAATGTTGAGTAGTCTAATTTAACTGCACTATCAGGAACTTGTAAGTCTCCTGAAAATTTACCCCATATTCTTGCTAAACCTTCTTTAGAGTACGCAATCAAATATTTTCTAACCCAGTTTTGTGCTGGTTTATTTAAAGATTCCCATGTCATATCTTCCATTTCAACATCTGAAGGTAACTTAATAATATCTTTATTTTTAGCCAAACAATCATCTCTATCACCATCATTAACATCATAATACCAATACCAAACTTTGAAATTATTAGATGCAACATTTGCGAAGTCAAACTTACCACCTGGTACATTATATAAATGAACCAATTTTTTACCTTCAGGACCCGCAGTAATTCTATATGTTAATTCACCACCAATAAGTCTATTCTTTAAACTTCTATCTTGCATTCTTGCTAACAAATCATAAGCCGGCATCATAAAATATGAACCCGCATTACCCATCTGAGCAAAACCACCAATACCACCGAATCCAACACCACCTAAACCACCAAATCCACCTAAGAACGGGTCAATAATAGAATCGGTTAATTCCGCACGTGTGAACCACAAAAGTTCGTTAATTTCACGACCTGCAGGAACTTCATATGTTTGTTGACCTTTTACAATCTCAATAAAGTCCTTTTTCATTTCCCAAGGACCATTTGCTTGTAAACCGACAATCTTTGAATATGAATAAGTGTATTGAGTTTCATAATCTAAACTTCTCGTAGTAAATGCTCTTGTTAAAGATTGGGTATCTACGTCTAAACCGGCCAAAGCGGACCATTGTGATTCAATTAACCAATCACTTACATATTGTTCATATTCAGAGAGTGAAAGTTCCATAAAGGTGTCCATTTGTTCCTCTGTAAGTTCAATTCCACGAACTGGCATACCTAAAAGGTGAAATACCTGAGTATATAATTTATCTTTTTGTTCTTGTGTTATAATTTGAGCCATAATTTGGTTTATTATTATAAATATCTTATATTTGAGTTATGACAACAGAACTATACTATACCGAACAACAGACTAAAGATTTTAATGTAATCATATCAATAAAAAAGATTAAATCATTAATAATTCATGAATTAAGTGAAATTGCTGAAAGTAAATGGAAACCATTAGGTAGATGGGGAAAGGGTGAAATTAAAGGTCGTCAGGTTTGGGGGGTTATGGATTACGACGAAACTGGTGAATTATTTTGGTCGCATTTTAATAGATTAAACACAAACAGAACTGGATTGACACATTTAAGAAATAAGATTAATGAGTTGATGATATTAAACGGAAGAGAAGAAAAAATAATTTTTAAAGAAGACTTCCATTTAGATTATTACTACACCCTTAGTATGGTTAAAAAGATGTTGAGATTAACTAGAGAATTTAAAGATGTTTTGTTTGATGAAGAGAGTGATTTTTATAAAGAACTTATTAGTCTTATGGTGGATACTTGGGAAAGAGGAAAAAGTCATACTCAACACTTTATTAAAAATTACAAAAGATTAGTTCCCGAGTCAACAGGTATTGAATATAATGACGATAAACCGGGTGATGTAAATGATATGTTAGATGGAATTGATTGTACATTAATATTTGATAACAAGAGACGTACATTACAAGTTAAGGGAGTTACTAAATGTGAATTAAGGAACGATGGTTTTTATTATGTTAATGTTAGTATGGTTTTAGAAAAATATAAAAATGTGAGTGCTTTTGTTTTCTATCCATCAAATGAAGAGTATGTTTACATATTTAAAAATAACATAGATAAAATAACATCTCACGTAGAGGATGGAATTACGGTATTTAAATTTCCATCTGAATTATTATATAAAAAAGAATTAAAATGAACGAAAAATTAAATGAACTTTTTAGGATTTGTGGAATAAATGATTTTATATTCACATACCAAAAAGAAGGTGAAGAAAATTATATTAACTATTCTATTGATGAAAAAACAATAGTAGTAAATATTTCTAATGTTGAGGATGTTGAATTAGATAATCTATTAGAAAGTAAAATTAATGAATTAAAGGAGACTTTTAAGTAGGTCTTTACTGAATGATTCGGAGTATTCACCATCACCCATTACTTGGTCAATGACGTTCTTTTTCTTTTGTAAAATATTATAGATTACCTTTTCAATTGTATTTTCAAATACAGGATAATATACCAATACACTATTCTTTTGACCATAACGATACGCTCTATCTTCACCTTGTGAGTGGTCGGCAGGTACGAACGATAAGTCATTCATAATAACAACTTCAGCGGCAGTTAATGTAATACCAACACCCGCCGCTTTAATGTTACCTATGAATATTTTTATTTTATCTTCATTTTGAAATCTATCTACAGCATCTTGTCTTTTATCTTTAGACATACGACCATCAAGTGTTACAGAATTCTTTTTATATTTGTCATGTAACATATCAAGTGTCATAGTAAAGTTTGTCAATATGATAACCTTCTTTCCTTGTTCCAAACATTTATCTATTAATTCACAAGTGTATGGAATTTTTTCGTAAGAAATAAGTTGTCTAATTTTCATTAAACGATTTAATGTAACACTAATTGTTTCATCATTTTTCTTATCATTACTAATACGTGTAAACTCTTCTAATTCTTCATCATACATTTTACTTGTGAGCTCAACAAATACAGGTGTAACAATCTTTTCGGGTAAATCAAGAATGTCTGTTTTCATTCTACGAAGAACATATGATTTAGTTCTCTCACGAAGTTCATCTAAATTACTTGCACCACTTGTGTTCCATACTTTACGATTACCAACGGTAAATTGGTAACCTTTACAATATCTACGAACATATGATTGCCAATTTAATGTTAAAGGTGAATCTACTATCTTTAATAAATTGAAATAGTTAATCGGTCTAGATGTCATAGGTGTACCTGTTAACAACCACACTTTAGGAATTTTTTCTAAAACATCATTTAATAAACGTGTTCTATTTGCGGTAGTATTTGAAATGTAATGTGCTTCATCAACAATAGCCAAATCAAACCCTTCATTAACTAAAAGTTTATAATCATCACTATCTTCACTCTTATCTGTTGTGTGATAATTTTTTATAATATCATAATTGATTATATAAAAATCAAACGTAGAACCCCATTTACGACCTTCTACTATTAACACACGTCTATCTGAGTAATTTGAAATTTCTCTTTGCCAGTTGATTTTAAGTGACGCTGGACATACAATTAAAACTTTCTTAGCACCGCTCTCTATTGCACCGATTACTGCGGATGTTGTTTTACCTAAACCCATGTCATCAGCCAATATAAACTTATCGTTAGCTAATAATTTTTCAATTGCAACTTTTTGATGTTCCATAGGTGGACGAACATCATATGGACTATAATCAATAACTCTATTTAATTTCTTTTCTTCTTGAACGATTGCCGCCTTAGGTAACCACATAGCACTTAATTGGTCACTATCTAAAATTTTACCCCATATATGAAATGCCTTATCTGAATCACACAACAATTTTTCACACCAAATTTTTTCGGGAGGTTTAGGTAAGAATCTCTCTTCCATAATCTTCTCACCGAATGTTGACACAATATTGATGTATTTTCTTGCAACCTTTGGAACCACGTCTTTATATTTCATAACGTGTTCTGATTGAGGTCGTGTCAGTTTAAAGTTTTTAACTTCAACGAATTTCCTCTTCCAATCAAGAAACTGATTATTGGAACCTTCATAGTTTAATAATATTTCTCTAGCCTCAATTTCGGGTATTTTATTTTCCATACAGAATATATATAATATAACTAAATAGATTGTAAGATTAAACTATTTATAAGGATATGAATAACAAATTACCTATCACCAGATTAAGTAAATTCTTCTCACAAGACGACTTTGATATCAATATTCAAATGGGTCAGGAGTATCTACACGGGGATTTGAATATGAAATTAGTCCTATATCGTGTTGATAGAAGTAAGAGTGATACCGACTCTGTTTATGCGGAGGCGGGTAATGGGGAAATTAAGTATTATCCTCCAATTGAGTTCAATGGGTTAGTTAAAATAGATGAACCTAAAAATTCATCTTATAAGTCGGGTTTATTAAGATATAACGAACCAGGTAATTTAATGATATCTGTTTATATAAGACATTTAGAAGAATTAAAAATAGATATAAAATATGGTGACTATATTGGTTACCAAGATTCTGAGGATAAAGTTAGATATTATAACGTCACAAATGATGGTAAAGTAACTTCAGATAATAAACATAAAATGTTTGGTTTTAAACCACACTATAGAACAATAATTTGTGCACCTGTTCAAGAGGGTGAATTTAGAGGAATATAATATGGGAATACCTAAAAGAAAAACTGATATTGAGGTCTACGGAAACAAAGAAACCGAAAGAGGTGACAATGTCATTAATAGAAGACAAGAACTATTAGATAGAATTACTAAGTCAGATAGTTTTTTACCTGATTCAGTTTTACATGAAGACTTGGACGCGGGTATGTTAGACTACGCAAAAAAGACGTTTAAAATTGTTAGTGACGGTAACCAAATACCTGTAATTCCTAAAATCTTAACAATCCAAAGATGGGCTGAGTTTTCAAATAATTGGGATTTTTCAGATGATGATGGTAATATGAAACTACCATTTATTGCAATTATAAGAAAACCTGAAGTACAACCCGGCACAAATCCATCAACACAAAGAACTATTCCTGATAGACAAACTTTTCACTACGCAACCGTACCAACATGGGACGGAAATCAAATGGGTGCTGATATATACAAAATGCCACAACCTGTTGCAATTGATATGTCTTATGAAATTGTTTTTGTTTGTAATAAGTTAAGAGAACTAAATAAGTTTAATAAAATCGTATTACAAAAGTTTTCATCTAGACAATCATATACATCAGTTAAAGGACATTACATACCAATCATTTTAGATAGTATTGAAGATAACACGCCAATGGAAACATTGGACGGACGTAGATTTTATTTACAAACCTATAAATTCACAATGTTGGGATTGTTAATTGACGATGAAGAGTTTGAAGTTAAACCAGCAATTAGTAGGGCGTTTTTAGTTAGTGAATTCATTACTAATAAACCTATAACTAAAAAAATAGTTACATCAAATATTGACCTTACGTTAATAACCATAATTGCTAATGGAATTCAAACCGTTTTTGGTGTTGGAGAACCTATAACAAAATTGTTTAATGTTTATATTAATGGTGAACTTTTAATTCGTGATTTGAATTATTTACACATATCGGGAACTTCAAGAATTACAACGTTAGGTGCTCCTGAACAAGGAGATGTTATAACAATTCAATATTATAGAGGTAAAAAAGACAGTAGAGTTGATAACGTTACTACATTCCTTAACAATTATGGTAAGGTTGTTTATTTGACTGAGGAGTCTTTAACTATAAACCCACAATCAACCGAATTCGTTAATTTAAACTATGACATTGATAGTTTTATAAGTTTAGATATTAATGGATTAGTTCAAAATGAAAATGATAATTTCATTATTCAAAACACAAAACAGATTAGACTATTGGGTTTACCGTCCGTTGGTTCTGTAGTTAATATAACATATCTACACTAAATTATTCTCCGTAAATGTCTTTCTTTTTTGGTTTACATAAATCTTCAATATGTTTTTCTAAAACTTTATAGATTTTTAAACCGTTCTTATCACAATACGATTTTAACATTTCGTGGTGTTTTTCACCTATTTTAACGTTTTTTTGTTTGTTTTCCATAATAAAGATAATAAAAGATAAATAACTATCTTTTTAAGAAAAATACGGAAATCTTTACTAAAAACAAAGATATTTATAAGATAAGTAATAAAAAAATATTAACCAAACATTAATCGATGGCAAATTCAAACAGAGTATTCGTTTCTCCAGGTGTCTACACATCTGAGAAGGATTTAACATTCGTTGCACAAAGCGTTGGGGTTACCACATTAGGTTTAGTGGGTGAGACTTTAAAAGGTCCCGCTTTTGAACCAATTTTAGTAGGTAATTTTGATGAGTTTAAGACATATTTCGGACCAACTTCACCAATGAAATTCGGTGACGGTAACCCAAAGTATGAATTACCTTACGTTGCAAAGTCTTATTTACAAGAGTCTAACCAATTATTCGTAACAAGAGTATTAGGATTGACAGGATATAAACCAAACAAAACTTTCGGTATTAAAACTATCGGAGGTGTAATTTTACAAGAATTCCAAACTACAAGTGATTATAGTGGCGTTACTTTAACTGCAGCAGGTATTGATGATGTAACAGCATTATATAGTCATTTATCAGGTATAACTTCTGTGGAGGGTACATCAATCACAGATTATTTAGTTTCTAAGTTTAGTGGATACACTACAGGTGCAACTCATGATAATGAGTGGTTCGTTATTGGACAACTTCCTGAAGGTGAAGTAGAACCAAGTGGAGATGAATTAGTTTCTCCATTAACTGGTAAGTTTAATTCAAATAACCCTAACGGTAAAGAGTGGTATAACTCTTGTTATCATTTAGCAACGCCAGGTGATGAAACTACCGTTGACAAGGTTTATTCATATGTTTTTGAATTTGATGGTTCTAATGCCACATGGAACGTTACCAGATTTAATTATGATGCAGAACATAACTACGAACAACATGGTGTTGTGGTTGCTGCGTTAAGATCAAGAGGTCGTTATGTTGGTCAAACATTAACATTAGAAGTTACAGGTAACACACAAATTGAAATTAGTCAAGATGTTGACGATATGGGTGTTAATCCACTTGGTGAGTTTTTAATCAATGTTACTGGTTTAACCGTGACAGGCGGAACTTCATTTACGTGTACATTTGACCAAAGTTCAACAAAATATATTTCTAAAGTATTTGGAACTGATGTATTTGATAAGAATTATTCAGATTTTCCATTATATGTACACGAAATATATTCAAATTTATTAAAATCTTCATTTGAAAGTGGTGTAGTTAGAGGTTTATCTATGGATTTTGTTACAACAACCGAAGGTGATAATTTCTTAGGTCAATGGGATACAACAATTTCCCCAATGGTCGTTTCGGAATATCGCGGAGGTAATGTATCTGATTTATTCCAAGTTATTACAATTTCTGATGGTGAATCGGCTAACTTCCAAGTTAAAATTACAGTTCAAAATATTAATTTAGACACAGCAGAATTTGACTTATTAGTACGCGATTTTAACGATTCTGACGATAATCAAATCGTACTTGAAAAGTTCTCAAGATGCTCAATGAATCCTGATTTACCTGGATACATCGCAAGAAAAGTTGGTACTTCAGATGGTGAATATGAATTACGTTCTAAATACATTATGTTAACTATGGTGGAAAATCATCCAGTTGATGCTTTTCCTGCTGGTTTTAAAGGATTTTCTTGTAATAGAATTAGTTCATTAACGAGTACAACATACGGAGGTATTATGTATAAAACACAATATCATGATGCGGGTGATATCGTTAAATACGCTGCAGATGGTACAGAAATAGTAGAATCTGGAGATAAGGTTAGAAAAGTAATGTTAGGTGTATCTTCACAAGTTGGATTTGATAGAGATTTATTGAAATATAAAGGTGTTGCTGGTATTGATGAAACATATGGTTTCCACTTATCAGTAAACGCATCTAACATATCAGGAGCAACACCAACAGAAAAGATGTTTATGACAACACCATACGATTTAGAAGGACAATCAGGTGATGACAATAAATTAACTTCAATCAATTATCGTAAATTTACATTTATGGTTTTTGGTGGTCGTGATGGTTGGGACATTTATAGACAAACAAGAACAAATGGTGACGGGTACATTTATGGTAAAAGTATTTACACGAGTGGTAATACTTTAAATGATGGAGTTTTCAATACTACTTTAGGTAATTCAGATTACTATTCTTATTTACAAGGTATTGAAACATTTGCAAACCCTGAAGCTATTGATATTAACGTGTTTGCAACACCAGGTATTAACTTCCAAGATCATTCTTCATTGACTACTCAAGCAATTGATATGGTTGAAAATGATAGAGCGGATTCGTTGTATATCATGAATTCACCAAATATCATAGGACCAACTGCCGCCGACCAAGTAATAGGTATCTTAGATGACGCATCTATTGATTCTAACTACTCAGCAACATATTGGCCTTGGATTCAAGTAAGAGACACAGATAATGCAACTCAACTTTACATTCCACCAACAGGTGAAGTATTAAAGAACATTGCGTTAACTGATAACGTTTCTTTCCCTTGGTTCGCAGTTGCGGGTTTCTCAAGAGGTTTAGTAAATGCAATAAAAGCGTCTAAGAAATTAACTTTAGATGAAAGAGATGAATTATATAAGAACAGAATTAACCCAATTGCAACATTCTCTGATACAGGTACAATCATTTGGGGTAACAAAACGTTACAAGTTAGAGAATCAGCTTTAGATAGAATCAACGTAAGAAGATTGTTATTAAGAGCAAGAAAGTTAATTTCAGCAGTTTCTGTTAGATTGTTATTTGAACAAAATGACGAACAAGTAAGAAACGAATTCTTAAGATTGGTTAACCCAATTTTGGAAAATATCAAGAAAGAAAGAGGTTTATACGAGTTCCGTGTAACAGTATCAAATGACCCTGAGGACATTGATGCTAACACATTGAGAGGTAAGATTTATATCAAACCAACTCGTTCTCTTGAATTTATTGACTTAGAATTCATTATTACTCCAACGGGAGCTTCATTTGAAAATATCTAATCTAAAAGGAG